GCAAAGATAGCAGCTCAGATACCATCCCTACAAAACTGGGGTGGTATTCGGTCTATTCAGAAAAGATTAGAGCGCTCGGCTACGATTTCAGAGAATCGCGAGGCGGTCGCCTACTCTTTGCTGTGCATGGCCAATACAAAGATTACGGACATCATGGAGTGGGACGATGAGGGCCAGGTTAAAGTTAAAGCTAGTAAGGATATTCCTGAGCACGCCCTTCAAGCCATCAAGAGTATTAAAGTTAATAAAGATGGTAATTTAGAGCTAGAGCTCTACGATAAGGTCGGCGTATTGCGCCTGCTAGCTAAGGCATCTGGCCTTCTAGATAATCCAGAAGAGTCAGATAAACCGTCTGTTATCGGCATTAATATCAAGCCGCCAGACGTGCAAGACGTAGACCTCGATTAAAAAACAACAGAGGGTATTGCATTTATTTTTTTTCTGATTACCATCAGGGGTAGCGATATCGCTAATAACCCGTGAGGATAATATGACGAAAAGAAAAGAGCAGTCTCCCGCCGTAGTTGTTGACTCTGGCGCCAGCTATGCAGAGCCTATTCCGTTTGCTGGTATCGTAGAGCTAGAGCCTGATTTTGATTACGAAGATGACCCTATAGACCTAGACTCTGTCTGTAATTTCCGAACCAACCACAATGACGAAAACTAAAATGCTACCAAAAGACACCAGCTCCCATGAGATGACTAACGTAGAGATCGCGGAGAAGATGTTTATTCACCCGCATACGGTTAGCAAAATTGAGAACCGCGCAATGGAAAAGTTCAAGCGCGAGCTAAAAAAACGCAACATTAATCTAAACGACTTGATCGGAGATTGAATGAGACTCTTATTTTTATTATTGATTGCTGGTGGCGTGCAGGCTGAGACCAGGCTATATACCGATGCGCTAGGCTTGCCTGCTGGATCGTCCTATCAGATCGGCAATACGACCTTTTATACCAACAGTTTGAACCTGCCCGCCGGAACCCGCGTAGATCTAGGCAGCGCATATATCTATAACGACTCTCTAGGTCTGCCAGCTGGCTCAAGCTACGCTGTTGGCCCTAGCCCTTTAGGCAGTAAATCAACCTACGTTAGCCCGTGGGATACGAAAGGATCTGGCAATGGCCCATTTTGAACCCAACAATCCAGAGTACGATAAACCGCACGATGCGGTGAATAGGCCAAAACACTACCTAAGCCACCCGTCTGGGATCGAGTGCATTACGATTACAGAGCACATGGGGTTTTGCCTGGGCAACGCGATGAAGTATATTTGGCGCGCAGACGAAAAGCATGACGCCATTGAGGATCTACGCAAAGCCAAGTGGTATATCGAGCGCGAGATAGCAAAGAGGCTGAAATGAATAATGAACCAGTAGCGTGGATAGTAAGAACTTTTGATGCTAACAAAGGAAAAGCTGTTGAAGCAATATGGGATTTTAAACCAATGAATACTATTGGTTGTACCCCACTCTACACCCATCCAGCAGACCTAACAGATGAGGAAATAACTGAACTAGCAAACCAACATTTATCTGCCCATGCTCAGTTTATTGGTGCTGGTGAATGTAGCTATGAAGGAGAAATTGAGTTTGCTAGAGCAATACTAAAGAAAGCGAGTGAGAAATGACTGCTTTTAAATGGACTGGCACAGGCATCTGCCTGCTGAGTATTCTCTTGACTGCGCTCAATATCTATCCGGCAAACCTGATATTAGGATTTATTGGCTCTGCGATATGGGCGGCAGCTGGCTATGCGCTAGATGACACGCCCTTATTCGTGGTTGAGATCGTGGCTGTCATCTTTTACGCTGGCGGCATCGTTCTTTATGTTGCAGAGCAGCTGGGTAAATGGGGTATTTGGTAACATAAATGTTACTTAAACCGTACTAATGTATGGAATAAGATACAAAAGTTATATTTACCGAACGGTGCATTTGTAAAGAAAAGTGCATTTAATTACACAAATATTCCTGATCGGGACATTTTGTAAGATTTGGTAATGCAGTTGCATTGCCTATTCTGTATTAAAGAAGTCTTAAATAAATATACAAATATCGGACATAACGTCACAAGTTTGTATGACTTTTTATTTACAATTCAAACACTTACAGCTCTAATGGATCAAACCCCAATTCTGTAGCAACCAGGCGGCAGCGATCCCGAAAGGGTTTGCCGTGATGCAGCCACTTATCGCCCTTCTGCCTGTAAAAGCTCATATGAATCATCTCATGGGCCAGCGTGGTTAGGACGGTATAGTAGTGGCCGCAGCGGGCAGAGGATACCGTTACCGTGTGCTCGTAGTCCTCACCCGTATCGTAGAGGTAGGTTCCCATAAGTTCCGGATCGGCTGTGACTACAAACTCCACCTCCTCAGGTAGCGGCATCTTCCATTTAGTAAATGGGTAGCAGCAGTAGAGAGATGCGTAAAGGTTGCGGACAACCTCTGGAGTCAGCCTCATACCTTATTGATACAACCCCTAAACTCGAACTCATCCTCTCCGCAGACCTGTATTAGCTCTGGCAGCATCAGGCGACCGCGCTCAAACGACAGTAGGGCAAACCCTGATCTCCAGTCTTTTGGGTTATCCTCGGTGTAATGAACAAATTGCTCCGAGTGTGGCTCTGCCAATGTGCCTGTTTGTACGCCATAACGTGTACCGCCGTTATGTCGGAAAGCTGGGCTAAAGTCTGTAATCGGCTGAACGGCCAGATTGTGTGTATGGCCAGTAATGATGTTGACACCAGCATTAAGCGAGTTAGCGCGGCCAGCTGAGAACCCGCCTTTCCAGCGGTGCTTAACCATCGTATCGTCATTAATCCAGTAAGACCAGCAAGGTTTCCATAATGGGAAGTGATCCTTTAGGGTAAAGCCCTCTACTCCCTCATACTGGCTGGCCTGAGCTGCGAGGAATGTTTCAAAGCGCGCATCGTGGTTGCCAAGCGTCCAGATCAGCTCTGCGCCGATTGCGGCCTTTTCAATATTACCCATGAACTCCTTGCAGGCCTCTAGCTCCTCCTTGATGGTTGGCGTATTAGACCAGCCAATGCGGGGATGGCGCGAAGCCTGGGAGCCGTCAAACACATCGCCGTTAGCAATAACGACTTTGGGTCTGAACTCCTTGATAATCATCAAGAGCGCTTTGTATGCGGTGGTGTAATCGTCTGGCCAAAAGTGGGCATCGGAGAACACGACTACGCGCCCCTTCTCCATCTGGATCTCACGCCTAGCGTGGTGCGGAGTTTCCTCAGCCCTAGTAATTTTGATGTTTTCGTATTTGAGCTTGTCTTGGCCAATGCCCTTTGACGCTAAAATAATGTTGTGCCTAGACTCAAGTGCGCGTCTGCGCTTTAAAATGTTGCGATAATTGATGCCAACCTTCTTTGCCATCTCAACTGCATTAGGAGCGGCGTTCCATTCGGCTATAAATTCTGCGTCTGTTAGGTGATATCCTGACATATATACCCTAGAAATTTTGCATATTGTTGTTTATACAGTATATTTAAGAAAATATCATTAAAAAGGTTACTATGTCACGTACCAAAGAGGCTAGTTCTAAGGCGATTCCCTCTACAGGTCTGAACCTAGACTTCTCTAAAAGCCCAGAGGTATACAAGTTTCTCACGTCTAACGCGTTTGTGCGCGGGATGATGGGGCCTGTGGGCTCCGGCAAGTCATATGCTTGCGCTGCCGAGGTGTTTATCCGCGCGATTCAGCAAAAGCCTAGCCCTATCGATGGCATCCGATATAGCCGTTTTGTTATCGTACGAAACTCGTACCCTGAGCTCAAGACTACCACAATAAAGACGTGGTTAGACCTGTTTCCCGAGAACACGTTTGGGCCAATGCTGCATACGCCGCCTATTACCCACCATATCCGGCTGCCTGCCAGAGACGGCGCGGCGGGCATTGACTGCGAGGTTATTTTCCTGGCGCTTGACCAACCAAAAGACGTGCGAAAGCTACTCTCCTTAGAGCTAACGGGCGCGTGGGTTAACGAGGCGCGTGAATTACCGAAGGCTGTAATCGATGGCCTTACACACCGTGTGGGTCGTTACCCAACAAAACGCGATGGCGGCGCCAGCTGGCATGGTATTTGGATGGATACCAACCCGATGGACGATGACCATTGGTGGTATCGCCTTGCAGAAAAAGAAAAGATGACTGGCCCATATGCCTGGAAGTTTTTTAAGCAGCCAGGCGGCGTAATTGAGCTGCCAGTTACCGATCTGCCGGAGAACCCAGAGGCAAACGATTGCATTTTTGCGTCCAGTAAATGGTGGCAGATTAACAAGAAGGCCGAAAACGTGGCCAACCTACCAGCTGGCTACTATCAGCAGATGCTGCTGGGTAAGAATTTAGACTGGATTAGGTGCTATGCCGAGGGTAAGTACACCTACGTTCAAGAGGGTAAGTCGGTGTGGCCAGAATACAACGATAATATTATGTCCGGCCCTACTGAGGTAGATCCTACGGTGCCAATCCAAGTCGGCCTTGACTTTGGTTTAACCCCAGCTGCGGTAATCGGGCAGCGCCTGCCGTCTGGCACATGGCAGATTATTGATGAGATTGTTACTTTTGATATGGGACTAGAGCGTTTTGGCCACCAGCTCATATCAGAGCTCAATGCTAGATACCCAGGCATCCAAGTATTGGTATGGGGCGACCCTGCTGGTATGGCTAGAGATGCGATCTACGAGGTAACGGCCTTTGACTTCCTAAAAACACTAGGTCTTAAAGCCCAGCCTACGCCATCAAACGACTTTAAGGTGCGCCGAGAGTCAGCTGCCGCGCCCATGCAGAGACTAATTAACGGTAAGCCAGGTCTTTTGGTTGACACAAAATGCAAGATGCTGCGTAAATCCTTGGCTGGCGGCTATCACTTCAAGCGTATCTCAGTCGGATCAGGCCAAGAGCGCTTTAGGGATGCGCCGAATAAGAATGAACACTCCCACGTAGGTGACGCGTTCGGCTACTTACTGCTAGGCGGCGGCGAATACAAGCGCATGACTAGAGGGCCAGCAGGGCAAACCAAGACTTTTGTAGCTCAAACCGTAGCCAACAGCGACTTTGATATCTTTGGGCGATGAGATTCCATATCCCCTATGAGGTAATGAATGATGAGATGCACAAGCGCAGGGGTATGTATTATCTGCCGTTTGTACCCGAGCACTTTGACCATTTAGACTTTGACCACAAAGAGATATCGGTCTTATCTCATGTATACGATATTAAGTCGATGGTATCGCAGCAAGCGCAGATGGGTGTTGCGTTTACTGCGTTTAGACACAATAGACCTATAGCGGTTATTGGTGTAGTAAACATCTGGCCAGGAGTCGGTGAGTTGTGGAGTATCTTTGATAATCAAGCTAGAGACATACCAGCAACAATGCTAAAAGCAGGCAATCGATTTAGCGATATCGCAATTAGATATCTCCAGTTGCATAGATTACAAATAACTGTTAGAACTGACGACAATAGGGCGTTCAGATATGCAAAAGCGATTGGGTTTGAAACTGAGAGCGTGATGCGGAAGTACGGCCCAGATCAGATTGATTACTTACTTATGGCGAGGTTTTGATATGGGTGGATTATTTGGCGGCGGTGGCGGCCCAGATATGTCAGGTCAGATGGCAGCACAGCGTGAAGAAAACGCTGCGCTAAAACAACAAGCAGAAGATGAGCGTAGAGAGCTAGCCGAGCAGGCAGCTGGTCGCGTTGCGGCTCGCAGACGTGGCGGCTCAAGAATGTTGTTGGCAGATACGCGCTTAACTCCAGAGACTGGCGTTGAGCAAACTTTGGGATCTAAAGGAATGGGAGCTTAATCATGGGTGGAGCAGTTAAACAAGTAGGACAAATGACTGGCTTAGTTAAAAAAACAGTAGGCCAAGCAGCTCAAAACGTGGCTGATGTTGCGTCTGAAAAAAAAGCAGAGCCAGCTAAACCAAGTCGCATGGATGAAGAGCAAGGCGCTCGTATGCGTGGTGCTCGCCGCCGTGGCCGTCAACTTTTGTCTGACGCACGTTTAAATGCAGAGTCTGGTGTACAGACTTTAGGCGGGGGACAAAATCTTGGATAAGATGAAAGCTAAGGTTGCCAAGGTTATGCGCGAATACAAGTCAGGCACGTTGAAATCTAGCTCTGGCGACAAAGTAAAGTCACGCGATCAGGCTGTAGCTATTGCTATGTCTGAGGCTGGAATGGCGAAGAAAAAATGAAAGCCGGACTATACGCAAATATTCATGCCAAGCGTGAACGCATTGCTGAGGGCTCTAAGGAAAAGATGCGTAAGCCTGGATCGCCTGGCGCTCCTACTGACGCAGCCTTTAAGAAGGCAGCTAAAACCGCAATGAAGCCAAAGGCTAAATAATGAAAATCGAAATCTATTTAAACGGTAATGGTAAGGATGAGGGCGAAGATGATATGCCCAAAAAGCCTAGCGCCTTTCATAAAAAAGTAGCTCAGATGCTAGCCAAGCAAAAAGGTAGATCCAAATTTAATGAGATGGATCTTGAGAAGGCTATGGAGTTAGACGAGGAAGATGACAGCTAATGGCCATCGAAGTCAAACGCGAGTCACTTGATACTAAGTCAAGGCACGTATCCCCATCTTATGTAGATAAGGATGGCGTTCAATATTTAACCAGCTCAGATAAACCGTTTCCTACGGTTGACGTAAATCATTTACGTTTACATGAGGGTAGGGCGTATTATGTTTATCGCGTTGAGTCATCGTTAGCCGTCAATGGAAACCTAGACATTGCTATCGCTTGGCCGTCTGGCATATTCCCTCACGCTGTTTTTACTTATCAATGCGGAGGCGACTCACGGTTTTATGTTTATGAGTCTCCAACAACTAGCGGCGGCACAGCTCTAACTGCTCATAGACGTAATCGCGCATTAGACACGACTAGCACTTGCGCTGCTGTATATGCGCCGACTGTATCTAATGTTGGCACAGAGATTTTTGGTGAGATTATTACTAGCGGACAAGGCGGTACTGGATCTGGCGGCGGTGGCTATACATACGAATATGTATTAAAACCATTAACGACTTACTTATTTAGATTGACTAATATTAATTCTCAGGCACACATTGCCGAATTAATGATTGATTGGTACGAATGAAGAAAGAGCATAAGAATCCAAGCGGCGGTCTTACTGAGGCTGGCCGTAAATACTTTAAGCGGACAGAGGGCGCGAATCTAAAAGCTCCTGTCAAAGAAGGTACGAACCCACGGCGCGTATCTTTTGCTGCTCGATTTGGTGGGATGGCTGGGCCGTTGACAGATGAGAATGGAAAGCCTACGCGTCTGAAGTTGGCGCTGAGGGCATGGGGATTTGGTAGCAAAGAGGCAGCTCGCAACTTTGCAAATAGACACAAAAAGGATTGATATGGCTGAGATGATGCGTTTAAAACCAGAGGACATCCTCAAGCGGCACGACATTGCGCTGCGTAAGAAAGAGGACTTTCGCGATCTATACGATGAGGCATATGAGTTCGCTCTGCCACAGCGTAATCTGTACGATGGATATTACGATGGCAAGGTAGGCGGCGCTAAGAAGATGAACCGCGTATTTGATGCTACTGCTATCAACTCTACGCAGCGTTTTGCTAACCGTATTCAGTCAGGCATATTCCCGCCACAGCGCAGATGGTGCCGTTTAGAGTCTGGTCCTGATATTCCAGATGACCGCAAAGCAGAGGCAAACGCAGCTCTTGATATCTATACCGAGAAACTGTTTGCAACCATCAAGCAATCTAACTTTGATATTGCAGTTGGTGAGTTCTTGCTGGATCTGTCAGTCGGTACCGCAGTAATGATGGTGCAGCCTGGTGATGATATATCTCCAATCAACTACATTCCTGTGCCACAGTTTTTGGTTGCGTTTGAGGAAGGCGCTAACGGCCAAGTAGATAATGTATACCGCCGTATGCGTATTAAGGGCGAGGCGATTATCCAACAATGGAAAGACGCTAAGATCCCATCTGATCTGCAAAGCAAGATTGACAACAAGCCTACAGAAGATATGGAGCTAATTGAGGCTACTGTATTTGATCCTAAACGTGGCGACTACTGCTATCACGTAATCCACAAAGAGTCTAAGGTAGAGGTTGTTTACCGCAGACTAAAGCACAGCCCTTGGGTGGTCAGCCGTTACATGAAGGTTGCTGGCGAGATCTACGGCCGCGGCCCATTGATTACAGCTCTGCCAGACATCAAGACATTAAACAAGGTAAAAGAGCTAGTACTTAAAAATGCTAGCTTGGCTATCTCAGGCGTATACACAGCGGCAGACGATGGTGTTTTAAATCCAGCTACCGTTAAGATTATCCCCGGTGCAATTATCCCAGTAGCGCGTAATGGTGGCCCACAAGGCGAATCATTAAAACCGCTGCCACGCGCTGGGGATTTCAACGTATCGCAGATTATTATCAATGACCTCGTAACCAACATCAAGCGCATATTGCTGGATGAGTCATTGCCGCCTGACAATATGTCTGCTCGTTCCGCTACAGAGGTAGTTGAGCGCATGAAGGAGTTAAGCCAGAACTTAGGCTCTGCGTTCGGTCGTTTGATTAACGAGACGATGATTCCTTTGGTAAGTAAGACTTTACAGGTAATGGATGAGCGCGGCCTAATCGATCTGCCATTGCGCGTCAACGGATTAGAGGTACGCGTTTCCCCAATCGCTCCGCTGGCTATGGCTCAGAATATGGAAGATGTAACCAACACAATGCAGTTTGTACAGATGGCTGCACAGCTCGGGCCAGAAGGCCAGGCAACACCTAAGTACGGTGAGATTATTGACTTTATCGCTGACAAGCTCGGCGTACCAAGCAGACTGCGCGCATCGTCTGAAGAGCGTCAATTTAACTTAGAGCAAGCGGCGCAGCAGGCGCAGCAGCTCGCACAACAAAATCCAGAAGTTGCAGCTGAAGTCGTGAGCAAAATGCAATGAGTAAGCTAGAGCAGGCGCTTACAGATGGATGGGAAGGGCTCAATGAGATATCCCTAGATATTAGGGATTCTCAGCAGGCCGTAGAGGATTTGAATAAGCTATGCCTCAGAGTATTAGGTACTGAGGATGGCCAAAAGCTCATGGGGTGGCTACGTGCCTCCATACTAGAGCAACCAGTCGCCACGCCTGGTAGCGACTCTAGCTATGCTTACTACCGAGAAGGGCAGAACAGCATCGTTAGAGACCTTGAAGCGCGGCTAATTAAAGCTAGGAAAATGTAACCATGAATGACGAAGCGAACCAACCCGCAGAAGATAGCGGCCTATTGGATTCAGCAACAGTTGATGACAGTAATGCCGCAGAGCAACAAGACCCAAATAGCACAGCAATAAGCCATTTGGCGCCACAAGATGATGATTCTCCCCTAGAAAGACCCGATTGGTGGCCAGAGAACTTTTGGAAAAAAGACACTACTGAGCCTGACTTAGAGGGCATTGCAAAGTCATGGTCTGACCTGCGTAAGCAGATTAGCCAGGGCAAGCACAAAGCCCCAGCAGATGGGAAGTACGATACCGCAGCCTTTGGCGAAGTGCCAGATAATGATCCTGTAAAAAGTCATGTATTAAACTGGGCCAAAGAGTATGGCGTATCGCAGGCCGCGCTAGATACCCTAGTCGGTGAAGTCGTTAGAATGGGTGGTGAGCAGGTTGAAGTAGGCCAGCGTACCATTGAGCAAGAGCGCGCCGCTCTAGGCCCCAATGCCGATGTTGTAATCAAAGGCATGACAGACTGGGCGCGTGGGCTAGTAAACAAAGGCATCTGGGGTAAAGATGACTTTGAGGAATTTAAGTATATGGGCGGCACAGCCAAAGGCTTAAAGGCTTTAGCTAAAGTACGGGAGGCTTACGAGGGTACTCGTATTCCTACTCAATCCATGCCAGTTGAAGGAGCCCCATCCAAGGATGAGCTCTATCAGATGGTAGCGGATCCTAAGTACAAGTCAGACCCAGCATACCGAGCCAAGGTAGAGAAGATGTTTAACTCGACTTTTGGTCAATAGATCCTTCACGGGAGTGGCTTGCCCCGGCGCAGTACGGCCGGGGTTTTTTTACGCCTATAAAAATATTTTAATAAAGTGTTGTGTTTTAGTGACAGTTCTGCTAGAAACTCCATAAGGCATATCATTAAATTGACCCTTAATGCAGATATCTCTGCCGACTGGCTAGCGTAACTAGCAAGCATACGGCCCTGCGAAACAGGCTAACCGAAGCAAGAAACCTTAATTTTTTGTTTACCTATCTTAGGAGATTTTCAAATGAGCATTTCATTATCTAATGCCTTTGTAACTCTATTTGATGCTGAGGTAAAACAGGCCTACCAGGGCAAGGCTATGCTGGTTGGTGCTGTACGTCAGCGTCGTGGAGTAGAAGGCTCTACCGTCCGTTTCCCTAAAGTTGGTCGTGGCGTTGCAACCCCACGCATTACACAGACCGATGTAACCCCATTAAACGTAGGCTTTTCCAATGTAACTTGCACATTGCAAGACTGGAATGCTGCTGAATATAGCGATATCTTCAGCCAAGCCAAAGTAAACTTTGATGAGCGTCAAGAGCTCGTACAAGTATTGGGCAATGCTATTGGCCGCCGTCAAGACCAGTTAATCCTGGACGCATTGACAGCTGCTAGCGGCACAGGCACAGTTAGCAACGATATCGGCGCTTCTGACTCAAACATGAACGTAGCTAAATTACGTGAAGCAAAGCGTTTGCTTGACAAGAATAACGTACCGCCAGAAGGCCGTCACATTATTCTCCACGCATCTGGCTTGGCATCGTTGTTGTCTGAGACAGCTGTAACCAGCTCTGACTTCAATACCGTTAAGGCTTTGGTAAGCGGCGAGATCAATACTTTCTTAGGCTTTACTTTCCATGTATTAGGCGACCGTACTGAAGGCGGCCTGATTATTGATGGTAGCTTGGATCGTACTTGCTTTGCTTTCCACAAAGACGCTATCGGCTACGCTGAAGGCATCGCTCCTCGCACCGAAGTAAACTACATCCCAGAAAAGACATCGTTCTTAGTGAACTCTGTATTCTCTGCTGGTGCAGTAGCTATCGATGCTGAGGGTATTGTTAAAATCACAGCGCGTGAAACCGCTTAATTAGGAGAATAAATCATGGCATATGATTCAACTGGTTTCGCAACTGTTGCAGCCGCTAAGGCTGGTAATGCTCCATCTATTTACACTTATGCAACTGCGGATGCGATTGCTGATGTAAATACAGAAGGCTACTTTAACTCACTATCAACAATCCTCAAGATTGGCGATTTGATTTATTGTGTAACTTCTACTGGCAGTACTGCCGTTGCAACATTGGCTGTTGTTCGTTCCAATGCCTCTGGTGTTGTGGACATCGATAACGGTACTACTTTAGCCGCTACTGACGGCGATTAATATCGTTTAGTACTAAAATGGGCCATTACTGGGGATACTCGGTGGTGGCCCATTCTCACATTGGAGAAGTAAATGGCAGCTGGTGATACCGCTCTCTCGATATGTTCTGATGCTTTGTTGATGCTCGGCGCCAAGCCGATTTCGTCTTTTGACGAAGGCACAGACGAGGCGTCTGTTGCCAATCGTTTATACCCAGATATCAAGGATCAGGCCATACTTTTGTATCCCTGGTCTTTTAGCTATAAAAAGACTTCTATAGCGCGTTTGATTACTACGCCTATCAATGAGTACCGTTATGAGTATCAG